CAAACGGGTGCTGAATTCAATTTATTAATCAATAATAAAATTCTTATGACTTCAAATGAATTAAGAGACTTAGTAAAAAGTCATTTCAATTTAGTAGAAGCTGAGGTAACACCCGAAAACACTGTGGAAGAAACATTTTCAACTGAAGAGGTTGTTGCTAAAGAAGAAACTAAAGTAGAGATGTCTGCTGAGGAGTCAACCGAAGAAAAATTCGACGCTCGTACTGATGCAGAGGAAGAAGGTTATCGCGATGGTATGGAAGATGCTGTTGAGGATATCAAAGATGCTATTGCAGAAGTTGCTAAAAAAGACAAATTAGCAGAAGAAGGCGAAGAGGAGAAAGAAGAAATGATGGATGTAGAATCTATTGTGGAAGCTATCGTAACTGAGGTGAAAGAGGAAATGAAGAAAATGAAAGAAAAAATGGCTGAATTAGAAGAAAAAGTAACAGTAGTAGTAGATGCTCCAGCAGCAGAAGCAACTATGATGTCTTCTAAACCAGCTCCTAAAGCTAAATTTTCTACATTTAACGTAGATTCAGCACGTAACGCTGATAGAATTAAAGCCGCTATGGCACAACTTAAAACTAAAAACAAATAATCATGGCATTAGACGTAAGCGCACTTAGTGACTTCAACAACGAAGTAGCAGGTGAATTAATCGCAAAGATGGTATACGGTGGTTCTACAATGGAATACATCACCATCAAGGAAGGTGTTAAGTTTGAAGAGCCTATCAATTTGATGGAAGTGGATTTAGTACTACAAAACGGTACTTGTGTTTCTACTCCTTCAGGCTCATTAGATTTCTCACAAAGAAACATTAGAGTATGTCCACGTACTTCATTTGATGGCATTTGCCTCAAAGATATGGATCGTACTTATTTAGGAATTGCAGCTCTAGAGCGTGGTTCTTACAACGAAACATTTGCATTGGCAACTAACTACTCTGAGTTGTTGGTAAACCAAATGCAAAAAGCAAATGACCAATTCCTATGGCAAGCCGTTTCTGGTTCTGCAGGAGGTGGTTCTGGTGTAACTGGTACTTGTTCATCTGATGGTTTGAAATTAATCATTTCAGGTTCAACTACTGGTGTTGTAACAGCAGGTACAGGTGATGCTACATTAGCTAACCTTGAAACTATGCTTGCAGCATTAGATTCAGACGTAGCAGATAGAGATGACTTGACTTACTTCATGTCAGTTTCTAAATTCCGTTCATTGATCTCAAACATCCGTACTCAAAACAACTTCTACTTTGATCCAGTAAGTGTATCAAACAGAGGTGGTATCTTGGAAATTGGTATGCCATTCCAAAATGCTAAGATTGTAGGTACAGTAGGTCTACAAGGTTCAGACAGAATCGTATTAGGCCCTGCTAAGCAAATTGTTGCTGGTACTGATTTGATGAGTGATTTCTCTGAATTTCAATTATGGTATGATATCAATTCAGACCAGTTGAAGCACAGAATTGCAACTAAACTTGGTGTAAATGTTGCCTACCCTTCTTACTGGGTGAGTAATGATCAAGCCTAATAAATAACCCTTTAGTAAGTGGGGGCTTCGGCTCCCACGAACTAAATTAAAACCAGAATAATATGTCAACATGTGATATTACATCAGGATTTACGCTCGGCTGTAGAGATAATACAGGCGGTATTGCTAACTTATATATCCTATCTGGTTCTATTACCAGCGTCGCAGACGCAAGTGAAGGGTTAATTTCAGGTATTACTGGTTCAGGTGAATTTTTCAAATTCGAGTTGTTCCGTCAAACTTCAGATTTTTCTGAAGCAATTACGTCAACTCCTGAAAACGGAACTGTATTCTATGAGCAAACACTAAATGCAGTGTTCTTTAAGTTACAGTCTTCTACTCGTAATCAAGTTAAAGTATTAGCACAAAATCCAAATTTAAAAGTAATTGTTGAAACTAATAATGGAACAGTTGATGGCGTAGGTCGTTACTGGTTATTAGGTGAAGACAGAGGTATGCAGTTGTTATCAGGTACTGGTGCAACAGGTACTGCATTTGGAGATTTAAATGGCTATTCTTTAACCTTCACAGGTCAAGAACCAAATCCAGCTTCTGAAGTTTCAGGTAGCTTAAGTGACGCTCTTAGTGGCATCACGCTTGGATAATAAA